TCTCAACTCCACACTGGTGAGCAGCCATAAGTGTATTAGTGTTTATTTGAATGTTCTCATCATAAAAAATCGCTGGATTTTGAATGTTTTCGAGGATTCCCCCCACACGAGCAGCAAGATGGATAACCCCATCAGGCTTCTCGGTGTTGAATAGCTCTAGGACCGCTCTGTAGTCCTTTAGATCGCAGTCTCCGCTTGACAGATAGGTCATGTCAGGAAGTACCTCTTGTAGATGCTTCCCCAGCATCCCAGAGCCTCCAGTAACAAGATACTTCATTCTAGACCTCCTCGTATTGGAACATATCGCCATACAGTGCCCTAACCTGCTCCACCACCACAGGGCGTTCCTTTATTACTACTTTAAAGCCGCGAGTCGCGAGACCCACAGCGAAAGCAAGCTGTTGAGATTCTTCAATCATTGTTGACTCGGGCTTGTAGGTCACACTCTCAAACGACACGGGAGTCTCTTTATCATGATTTTGTTCATAAAAGTCTAACTGGTATTCTAGGTGTTTTTCATTACTTTGGTCAGAAGCGAGGCTGACTAGAGCCTCGACCCCTAAATCTCCGGCGTACAGAGCCAGAGCACGATTATCTCGCGGGAAGCACGGGCCGCCATAGCCATAGCCATAGCGCAGATATTTGGAACCAATCTTAGTATCGGCTCCAATAGCTTCCAGAACAGTGGACGGTGCACCGCCGGCTCGGAGCACAATGTCCCCTACCATATTAGCATAGGCAATCTTGGTAGTTAAAAAGCAGTTTAAAGCTATCTTGGTAATCTCGGCTTCAGTGGGGCTCATACGAGCGATACGAGGACTGTTCTCAGTGTGTTTTTCATATATTTCCTGCAAAATGTCTCCGGCTTGGGCTGACCCTTCGCCGATCAAAACCATGTCGGGCGTTGCTTGATTTTTGAGGATGGTACCCTGGGCGATGAACTCGGGGTTATAGCTCACTGTGTAGTTCAAAGCTTCTAAGCGTGAGCGGATCGAATCGCAGTATCCTGGCATTGTAGTGCAGCACACCACAAAATGCTTGGGCTGGCCATGACGGGGAAGATCTTCAAGAGCGGTGATTAAGCTTTCTACCTGAGAATGATCGTATCGTCCATTCGGAAGGGAGGGAGTTGCAACAATGACAAATAGAACATCTGAGTGTACCACAGCCTCTGTTAGGTTTGTGGTAGCCCGGAAATTAGTGGCAGCCTGAAGATGTTCGGTGACCCCTTCTTCATCAGAAGTAAAATCTTTACTGTTCAGCTTGTCGACATAATCTGCATTGATATCTACTCCTACGACATCATAGCCACATTTTTCGAGGGTAAGCCCGAAGCAAAGTCCGAGTCTCCCAATTCCAATGATGCTAAGTTTTTTCATCTTTTACTCTCCTACCTTATAGGTGGGGATTCCCACCATTTTATGTTTGTTTTTGTTATGAAAAGACGTATAGATGGTCAGCACCTCTTCCTGGCGTGGGGTTAGGAGTTCCGATGTAGATGTTTCTAGATAACCCATAGCCCATTCTAGTTCTGCATAGGATGCCCCAATTTGGGATTCGTCGGTCCTAGAGTCATCCCAGAGACCATCGGTGGGAGGTGCATTTAGGATCTCGTCGCATACCCCTAGGGAGGTAGCCAGTTCGCGGACCTCACTCTTAAGAAGATCGGCAATGGGGCTAATATCTACCCCGCCATCTCCATACTTCGTGAAAAACCCTACTCCGAAGTCTTCGACTTTGTTACCTGTGCCTACTACCAGTCCGTTATGGGATGTGGCCAGGTAATATAGCACCATCATTCTGAGGCGGGATTTAGAGTTGGCATTAGATAGCAGGTTGTATTCAGAAGTGTCTTTGAAGATTTGTTCAAACGAGAGGTACGCTTCTGTTGCATCGATATAGACAGCCTCTACATTAGCATACTTTTCGCACAACCACTGACATTGTAGCTCCGACAGGTCAGTATTCTCTTGCTTTGAGTTAATAGGTATATTAACCACATAAGTTTTGATGCCTGTCATAGCACATAAGGTAGAAGACACTGCTGAATCAATGCCGCCCGATACGCCTATAACATAGCACTCCAAGGGGCTGTTTTTGAGATATCCGGCTAGCCATGCCGCGATGTCGCTTCCTAAATCTTTATCTATCATTATATTATCTCCGCTGTGTTTTTATAGCGTCCCACTCGTCGTCCAAACCATAATACCTCTTTCGCCCACGTAAACGTGTCCGAATCATAGGTCTTGGCATCAAAGCGCACCGTATTGTCTTGCGCAGTGAGATCGTCGCCATCTTCAATAAGATTATGGATATTATATTTAAACGTTTTTTCAATAGGATACGTTGCGTGAGGATTACTTAGACGACTGATCTGATAATCGAATACCTCATCGAGGACTTCAGAGTTTGTATCTACATAGTATTCGTCCACAAAGGTACGCATTTCCTCATAGAATTTTATCTTGTTTTTCTCATCGGATATCCTAATGCAAGTGGACTCATCAACGGCCCAGTTAATATCGCCGGCGCCTTCTATGACATAACCCCAATGTCGTTGGTTTTTTATAATCTTGTGGAGGTCTTCTTTGATGGTGTGATATTCACTCCCAATAAAAGTAGCAGGATTTTTCTGAACAAAATCCATAAAACTACTGTAGAAATCCCGGAAAGATATACCGTATGCCCTATTGAGAGCCCGGGAGATGAATTGGAGGGGTCCGAGGTAGTGCCCAAAAATGATAGCCCACCGATATTGATGTCCTTCGATCCACTCGTCGGGAGTGAGGGTGTTGGTCTCTGTAATAAACTCTACTGTATCGTTACTTAATGTTTCGGTAATGTGTCGGTGTGAGAACCGTGGCTGGGTTGTAGATGTTTTGATTCCATACTTCTCAATATGTTCTATAGAGCCGATTGGAGCATTTGGAAGCAGCATCATCAGATGAATATCCAGATAGTTGTGATAACCATATTCCATAATCTCAGCGATACCTGCCTTAAAGGTCTCAACCGTTTCTTCCGGGAGTCCCCAGATAAGCTCCACATAGCTACCGATGCCTTCGCCCTCATAAAGTTCGATGAAATTCTTAAGTTTACCCCCGTCGACATTGCGCCTCTTGACAGCTTTAAGAACTGCGGGGTTCATAGACTGGAGAGCGATTGTCATACCCTTTTGTGCACCAGCTTCTTCAAAAACTTTTGCAATGTTAAGAATCTTATCAGCCTTTCCTTTAAGCCAGGTTACCCTATAAGCATGGGGGTACCCTGTCTTAGCTTTTACTTCTTTGACAAACTGGGCTAACTCATAGTCATTATCATACTTGAGTCCGAAGTTTGAGTTGGCGTCAGTTACATATTCAATTTTATTTTCGGCTATCCACTCAATTTCTTTTTTGACTTTATCAAAACAGGTACGTACCTTCGAATAGTAACTCTCACCAATCTCGCAAAAGGTGCAACTAAAAGGGCAGCCGCGGGAGGACTCCACGCTTACGTTATAGGCTAGCCCCTTAGTGTTGTTTGCCAGCAACTCATCAAAAAGCCCATCCAATAGTGGGCTGGGAGCATTTTCTATATCTGTCATCCGGGTTCGGGGAAGGGTGGTTTTTTCCCGGTTTTTAACATTAATCGTACAGCCAGCAATTTGTTTGTAATCAGGACTCTCTTTCAAGTTTTCCATCAAGATTTCATAAAATGACTCTTCGCCTTCGTGGTGAACCAAAATGTCAACATAGGGATGCTCTTTAAAGAATCCGCGATGACGGTCTGACATTGGTTGGTGCTGACCTCCAAACACGATTAAGCAATCTGGATATTTTTCTTTGACTGCTTTTGCAATATCACAGTTCAGGTTCCAGTTCCACATGAAGCATGAAAATCCTATAATATCCGGCGACTTGATTCGAGCTAAGATGTCTTCCAGCTCCTCCCTATAGTAAAACCATTCCTTAAGTTTATAGTTTTGACTTACTTCGGGTTTACTGTTGCAATAGGACCATACAACTCCCGAACTATACGGCAGATACACTTGGTTAGCAAAAATGTCTGACAACTCACATAGATAAAGATTTTTCATAGGTTTATATCGTCTTCCAACTGGCAGGGTAAAACCCAAGCCAAGCACGGTGATCATCGGGAATAGTATAAGCTTTAGGGGCTATCACTCTCTTATCAGCTTTAGGATTGAGAAAGGCGGCCCAATAGCCAAAGCTAGTCGTGTGTGAGGTGATGTGATGGTCGCAGTTCTTCATGGCGGCAAAATCTTCTATATCTGATTTACCTTCGCAAAATATAAATCTATCATCCTCAAGCTGTTCCTTACACCAGTCGACGTCTCCCTGGTTGTGCTTCATTCCATCACGCGTACCACCAGAGAAGACTAAAAACTTCACATTATGTCCGTCAAACTCTTCTAAGGCTCGAAAGAAATAACTACCAAAGTGACTGTCTTTCGTAAGGGAGTCGTTGGGTCCATAATAATCTGTTACGATACCTCCATGTCCATCCGTATTGTCGCCGCGGCGGAAATGCACACTGACTATTTTCTCGTCGTTAGGCTTTAAACTTTGGATGTATTCTTGTGCTTCTAGCTCCAGGTCACCCTTCAGCTTAAGGTCACTCCTGATGATATCCGTATACTTGGTAAAATACTGACTATTCTGAAAATAACCATGAAAGTTAACTCCGTCTGGAATTTGAAATACCTGCGGGTTGTAGTGTGCATGCTGTCCGCGTTGCTCAATAAAGTTGTGATTAATATTCTCTAGGTCAGAGTCTCTCAGAAAATCACACTCAATATTATAGTTTCCTAACAAACAAGGTTGTGTCTTTACATCCGCCCAACACATCGTAGAGGGGTCCGGGATCTTCATCTCATATCCAGTCTCTAAAGATACCGATCTCAGCATTGCATATTGGAATAGCTGGTTACCTAGCCTGCCGTAGCGTCCTAATTCTCTAAAAGTTATCATTATAAATCCACCCAGTTCTACTGTAGACTATTTTAGCACTGTTATATCTTTAAATAAAGTGAATTCTGTCAGATCACGATAGGGAGGATTTTCAGGGATATCCGGCATGTGCTCAGGATAGTTTTGCATAAGAGTAAGTCCGCGCGCGGCTTGTTCTGGAGTCATGTACATGTTCCAGCCCTCCTCATCAATCATATCTTCATGATATTTCATTCCATCGGTACGCCCTTCGTACCGGCGCGCTTTTAACCACTTGACGGCTTCTAGATCATCGAGTAGGATCATTCCCCCTTTACCAATTTTTAGATGTTTCTTAATATGGAAACTTAAACACATCATGGTACCTGGGATATACATTTCTGATGTTAATCTCTTTGCGGCATCGTATATGGGAAATGGTTTGAGCTGGTAGATTCCTTCCCACTTAGCATCCTCAAAGATGAGGTTACCGCCGGCTTGGAGGACGGACTGCGGTGGGGAGAGATAGGTACGCTTGGGTAGGATTACATCCTTGCCGGCGACATCATGCCATTTGCACGCTAAAAACAGTGCATTAGTACAACTATTCATCGATACCGCATAGGGGGCGCCGGTATAGTGAGCTACCTCTTCTTCAAACATTTTCACCACTTTATATGGATTATGCAACATTTTCTAACCGTTCCGGGGAAGATATTCCCCTATATTTTCCTTGAAATATTCTAAGCTTACCGGATTCATAATTTCTTCAAATCGCGTGTAATACGCGTCCCAATTTAGAGTCGACAGATCAATCTCGGGCGTTGGGGTATCAAACTTGTCAAGCTTACGCGGTGACACAATTGTAATACACGCCTGGGGGATTGAAAAAACAGTCAAGTCGGGAAAAGTTCTTAAGTATGCTGCATTTTTCCACACATCGCCGTTGAGTCCCTTCGGCTCGGAGGCGGCGGTGTTCTCGTGCCAAGCAAGGCGGTCTTTTTTCTCCGCTGTGATTACATTATCTAAAATAGCCTCATAGTCAGATAACCAAATCTGCTGGCGGCTTTTTAAGATAGGGCATGTATCGTGCAAGACGATCAACCCATTTTCTCTGAGGAGCTGGAGGGAATTCTGCACTTCCTCGTGTACCACATCGAAAAGGTGAAGTCCATCGATAAAGATAATATCGTAGCGGTGATGAAAGAAATAATGATTCAAAGAGAAGAATAATTGAGATGTCATTCTGTGGGTTATATTGCCCGATGCTCCATAGGGATCAACCCCATGTTTCACCTCCACATTAGTGATGTGATCAAAAGTGTTTCCCTGATCTACACCAATCTCTAAATAATGGAGGTCGGCGCGGTCCTGAGTTAATACGTTTATAACATCGGGAGGGTCATAGGGATATCCCATGGGGTTGGTGGATCCCCCAAAATTAAATCCGGTCATGGGTTCCATCTGCGCGTCTTCGGAGATGGGCTGAAAGATTCTCCGCTGTGCTTTAAATTTAAAATTCTTACTCATGCCATTCTCCTTTTAGTATCTCATCCAATAGCGTTTTCCACCTACTGGTTACCTTTTCAAAATTATGATGTTTGTGTACGCCGCGAGGACACTTCTTTGATATCTCCTCTAAATCCGGAGACCTAAGTAACTGCAATGCGCGGTCAGCCATTTCTTGCGTATCCAGGTCTTTAATAATAAATCCAGTCTCCCCATGTTCTATTATGTCCACCCCTACAGATCGATCAAACGAAACTAGAGGACATTCATTTTGCATGCTTTCCGAGACCATCATGGGTCCCGCATCTGTGGTGGTGGTAGAGAGTCCAATGTCTGCCGCTTTATAAGCCATGGCCATTTCGGTGCGAGACTTCATATATCCAGTGGGGACTACCTGAAACGGTTGGCTTTGGGAGAGGGGTTTGGGGGGAATCGGACCAACATTTAAAATCATTGTGTTATCGCGCTCTTCTGGGCTCATAAGATCCCACATGTATTTAAACACCTCATCTACCAGATTTCTCCCTTTTCTCAAGATATAGGGAGAAGTGGTCCCCCATAGAATCAGCTTCTTTTCTATTGGAATACCTACTCGTTTTCGAACCTCTTCCTTGGACTCGCTACAATAGGGAATATCATTAGGGATTGGCAATAACACAGTGCGATGAGCATTAAATATAGAACTGTTTGGGACCAAGGTTAGGCTATATGTGGAGACTCCAGCAATTATTAGTGGCACATCCGAGAGAAACTTCTTTTTATCCTCCATCAGTTGTCGCGAACTATCTTCAGGTCCACTATCTTTTATTTGAGGACAGTTGCCACAATTTTTCATATAGCCATCACAAGCTATGCTTCGCGGGTCGATATCTAACTCCGAAGGCAGCGGAATCGAAGGATCGCGGGCCCAGTGATTGAGTGCCCAGTTTCCTTGAGGATGGTGAGGCGTGGGTATAATGTTTACCAGGTCCGGACCATTAGGGTAGCTACACCCGCCGGATAAAAGATCATGTACCATCAGCACATAAATAATTTGGCACTGGTGCTCGTCATAAATTGCCCTTATTTCTTGCGGCGTATAGTCTGCACTATAAAGTACCAATACTTTGTGCCGCGGCAGCATTTGTGCTATTTCTTGCGGACTCTTATTCTGCAGGGGTATCAGAAACGTCATGTCGTCTTGGAACGATCGCCTCTTATGGATTAACATGCAGGAGGAGTGGTCGAGGTCTCTCAGCGCGTTGAAAACGATATAATTACCGCTCTCATGTGTTTGATCATACGCATCGTAGCCGGCGATGTGCAATACATCGACTTCATCTGGTATGGAGGTTGTGTATCTCATTTAAATCTTGTCCTAAATCTTTTCAATGGAAATACACTTTCCGTGGTATCATTTTCAATTAATTGGTCGACTTTAATGAGTCCTTTCCCACACACCACAACGGGCTTTCCATCTTGTTTAAAAATTACTTTACCAACATTTCTATCTCTATTCTCTACTTCTATATCATCTATCTGTTCCACCCCAAGAACTCTTACGAGACGGCCGTTCATTAAGGAAGAAGCTCCGTTATAAGGAAATCCGAGGGCATTAACAAAATTCTCTATATAGTCCGAATCTTTAGACCAATCAATACGATAATCTTCTTTATCGCGCCACAAACTATAAGTAGCTTCTTCTTCTTCCTGGCTTTTTCCTACAATTTCTTCGTTGTTCAGGATCTTAGCTACAATATTCTTAATCAGAGTCACGTAACACCTGCAAACCACATCGATCGCTTCCTGTAAGGTTATAGGATAGGCGACCCGGCTAAACGATTGTCCAATAATATCACCACAGTCAAATTTTTCAGAAGCAAAAAGAGCACTTACTCCAACTGTCTCGTCTTTATTTAAAAGACATGAAACCAACGGATTAAACCCCCTATATTTCGGTAAGAGCGAATCATGAAAAATAATAATCTCTACATCTTCCAAAAAGAGAAGCCACCGCCATGCAACCGCAAAAGCATAATCAGTCTTAATGGTATATTCTTCGCATCGATTAAAAAAAGGTATTCTCTCTTTCACACAAAGATTTTTGATATCTTCATAAAAATCTTCCTGGATGCTTTTATCCTCGGAGGCTATTACGGTGTCCACGGCTTCTCGATGGTGCCCAACCATATACTTGAGGACTTCATAGCCCTTTTGTCCCATCAAGAAAAAAGAAATTTTATTCACGAACTTTTTCTCATTTTTAATAATATTAATCATTACAAGATGTTGTCAACATGACCTTTCTCTCTCGTAGTGCTCAAAGCATTCGCGAGTGATCCGGCAATTCTTAGTATTAGTAAAGGTGTATTTAAAGTTCTTTACATCTTCATAGTACAGAGAGAAAGCCTCATATATGTGATTAAAATCTACATACATCTTAGTATACCTCTGGTCTTTATTGGCTGACCTTCTCTCCCAGTTTGTGAAGGTCTTTTCATTGCCAGTTAAAGTCTTATACAACCTTTGGGCATCATATGCAAGATTCTCATATCTTCCAATAAACTGCATAGGACTGCTCGCGGCGGTGGTAAGATAGTGGGTTTGAGTATAGCTGAGGATCGATTGCTGGATTTCAGTCCCGGGGGTTTTTAACTTTTCTGGTAACGCTTCAAACTCCCCCAGTCCTCCGAAATCTTCACGATGATGGTGAAACATCGACGCCAAGCGATCCCAGGGGTTACGTACAAAACTAAACTTATAAGCAGCTTGCCAACGGGAGCGGCCGCGGGTCTGGTGCTCCGCTCTATTAATCTCATTAAGCTTCTGTACTTTTTTTACAACCGTGTTATGCTGTAACCACGGACACTCGGGTGACGGACCAGGTACATGCGGGATGTCCCATGGTCCACCGGGGAGGTGATGAGTTTCATAACTCTCTTGTGCCGTCAGGTGTCCACTCAGTGATAGTTCAAAATAATGTTTTAAAGATGTTCCTCCCGTCTTGGGAATATGGATATATATTACTGGATTGTTACCGACTAGGTCGTAGGGCATTATATCTCTCAATCATTGCACGATGTAACCAAGCTTGGATGGGACTCTCCCATCCAGTATCCCTTAAGATATCCGCGCTCAAGAGATAGGTTTAAGTGTTTGTGCAGTGTGGTTCCAATATCAATATACGTGTTATTGTCATAATTTTTAAATAGATTGTGGATTAATATCTCAGAAAGACTGCTGGCTGAAAATAAGAAGACATGATTTGTAACGGCATTGTCTTCTATCCACGTGGAGATTTCCTCAATGAGATGATGATCATTAACAATACAATTGGTACCAACTCGAAAATCCTTAACAACCTCAAACGGCAGCCCAGACAAGTCTGCGTTCTTACTGCAAACCATCACCACTTTGTGGTTTGTTAGCTCGGGGATCCATTGTTCTACAAAATCTTTATAGTTGGAGTTAACAAGTAGGTTGGCATAAGTATAGTGCTCATCAAACTCGCCATATTGTTCCTTCATCCACGGCACATATTGCTGCGATGCACAGTTACAATTCTGGCAAATACCTCCGACAAAATAGTTTTCTTTTTTGAACTGGTAGGATTCGAGTAGAGCATCGCGGACATGTCCGTGGCGGCCGGGGTCGAAGTTCTTGTAATCATCTTCTGAATAACCAAAGTTATGATATTGATTGTCAGTGATCACATAGTCACGTTCGAGGATCAGTCTTTTGTTTTGCATCACTAAAATCTCGCCATCGGAATATCGAGTGAAAGCGAAACTCTCGCCTGCCTGGAGCTTCTGTAGTAGCCCGGAGAGATCTTCCTTAAACTTCATTCTTGAGTACTCCGTAAATCTTCTCCGCTGCGAAACCATCACCATAGGGACACTCTTCTTCAATATCTGGTATGTGATTGTCATCTCTATTGACAAAATCGAAGTGTTCGCGGAGCTGCCTTGGGGAAGGACACATATAGGCAAACACTCCCATCCCCTCTACTCGCTCCGTCGTCTTACGACAGACAATACATTTCTTCCGCAGGAAAGATGCTTCCTCCTGGATTCCTCCACTATCTGTGATGATAAAGCGACAGTTTGCGATCATCCGAATAAACTCTGGGTGGTCTAGCGGTTCTACAACTTTGACAGTCTGCAGTAAGTGTCTATACTGCTGAACGTTGGGGTTGGGATGAAGGGGGATAATAAACTCATACTCGGGGTGGTCTTTAGCTATGCTTTCCAGCTCAGAGAACCACCTGTCCATCATTGCATGGTTTTCGCGGCGATGAAGAGTAACCAAAACTGTATTGCCATAAACGGATTCCACATCTCGGATATTATCCAGCACTGTATTCCCTACAATATGGACGCCGTTGAGAACATTTTCTTTCTTGAGATTTGCGGCGGAGACATCCGTAGGGCACAAGTGTGTTGTCGCCAGTCGCGACAGAGCTTGGCGGTTAAATTCTTCAGGATAAGGATTGACCATATCCCATGTGCGCAGACCGGCTTCAAGATGAATAACATCGATCTTGCGATGGAAGGCTGCCAATCCCACAGCGAAAGCGGAGGTGGTATCACCCTGCACCATTACCGAAGTAATGCCACTAAAGACATGATCATTATTCATGATTGATGCCACAATAGAATCAAGCCTATTATCACCATCGGTAATCTGAAGACGGCGGATATCCGTCGTATCAATTACATTTTCTAGCAAACTTGTGTGCTGTCCTGTAAACAAAAGTGCATATGGCATCACGCCATCAAATCGTCTAAGTAGTGGTTTTATTTTAATGTATTCGGGTCGCGTTCCGAATGATATAAGCAACATTCTATCTCCTAAAGATGGGGTTCCATCCGTTTAAAATGGCATTCTTTACACAATCATCTCTTTCAGTGTAGAACACCTGATGATTGGTGGGGCGAGACGTAGCTTTGTCATCAACTCCGTATTTCATGCCCTTAGTAGAACTATAAAGTTCGAGATCACCGGAAGGATGGGGAGGTACATACGTGCGAGTGCCACTATATTTCTGCGCTAAGTAGGATAGCTGAATATCCTCGCCATTATCCCAGCAATATGGCACTTCACGCCACAGATCCATTACTGATGTACGCTCCATAAACCAAGCGTGTCCGACGAGATCTACCTCTTGTACTGTTTCGTTGGGGTTACTCCAGCCGACACGAGTATGTCCGTAGTAGCGATCTTCGTTGAGAAGCACTCCTACGCCACCCATGATTCCGGGATGAGTTTTAATGGTCGATAGGCAGTTTTCAAACCAGCGCGGACCAGGGATGGTGTCGTCATCAAATAACGCAATATACGTGGTCTGAGTCAGAAGGGCCGCTGAAAAGCGTCCATAGAACTTCCAGTTGAAATCATTACGAATGATGCGATCTGCATCAATGGAATCAAAATCAAAAGAAGCATTGTCTTCGTGGTGATTAACCCATACCCAGATCTGAGTTGGTGCTATTGTTTGGCTCCGAATACTTTCAATTTGTTCTTGTAGATATTCAGGTCGACGATAGCAGTTTAAAATAACTGTGATATCCGATGATTCAGCCTGTGTCTTAGATGGGGCTTCTATAAGTTCCTCGAATAACCCTAGGGCGCCCTGTACGCGTGTTCTGATCTGTGTAAGAAGTTCTTCGCCCTTGAGTGCGTAAATATCTTCAGATGCAAATCCTAGCATCTTAGGAGCTGTCAGAAGCTTACAACCTAACATCTTAGCTTCTGCGCTGATACGAGAAAATGTCTCTAGGACTTTAGGACAAAAAACGAATCCCGTGTATTGTGCTAACAACGCTAGAATTTCTTCTGGGTTTGCTGGACCTATCAAGTCATAGTCAATCCCCTGTTGTTCACAAACCTGAATAGCAGCTGCAGTTCCTTTGATGGGATTGTTCGATCGAATAACGGCAAACTTCTCGTTTTTTGGGACATCTTGCAGCGACCGGATATAGTCCAGCCGATCGATTGACCAGAGGCTTGTTCCAATATTGTGAACGTGAGTGATATCAAGGTTTTGCTCCATAATCTCTTTGCAAACCTTACTAAGAACGACCACTGCTTTGGCGTTACGATAAAGGGCTTCGTTTATAAGCTGATTTTGAGGGATCTTAAACTCTGGAAATCTACTGGGATCTCTCGTCTTAATATATTTATGGTCATGCTCATAGATGATATACTCAGTGTCTAGGAGAAGACTCTTGTTCGCTTCTGAGAGATGGGTGAAATTGCTAAGAATGTAAATATCAGCACTTTTCAAAGTTTCTGGCGTAACGTTCTGACTGTTAATCGCCTGAACTTGATAGGATTTAAGCTGTTTTAAATGAGAAAGCAGAACCCCATCATTGAGTTCTGCTCCCCCCGTAAGCTGATTATCGAAAAAGTCCGAAATAAAAACTAACGTTTTCATTCTAACTCATTTCAAGATCACTAAGGTTTTCAGACCACTCCTGGTCCTCTTCGGTACCCAGCACCTCAAGGGCCTCCAGGAATTCCGCAGCCACCTTATCCGTCGTGAAAGTTTCTAAAATATAGTTTTGTAGTGTGGTGGCTTCTTTCTTATAGTGTGTCTCTTTATCCAAACACTCCACTAGTGCCTTCTTATAGGAGCTTTCTTTAGCATAGCACCACTGTGAATCTGCCTGGATAACACCTTCCCACACTGCTTGCTTCTGTACTGGCTTAATATCGTAATCAACACGGATACATCGGGGGACTCTCTTTCCTTTCTTATTAGGTTTACAGAGGAAGTCCATTTGTCCGGACCATGTTACAGTGAGTAATGGGAGCCCGTGACATGCTGCTTCGAAGAGCGGCAGCCCAAATCCTTCACCGTGGGCGATATTAATCATAGCCTTCATGGTGGGGTGCTCATAAAGCCACGCAAGGTTGCTGGGTTTTAAATCCCCATGTACCAAATAAATCTTACACTGATGTTCGCCGATCTGGTTTAGGAGATTCTCGATTCGGCGGCCAGTGTGATAAGCGTCCATTGCACTTTCGCTAGCGGTACTAGTTTTAAGGACGAGCCCCACATCTGCGCGATCGCGGAAAGTCTCTACAAACCAGCGGATGGTGTTGTCAAGATTCTTACGGGGTCCCCATTGGGCTACTGAAAGGAAGTTAACATCAGTCTCCAGATTAATGTCTAACTCTTCAGGCTCAGTGTGGCGAACGGAATAGTTCACGGCTGTTACGGGGACTTGGAGTCCCCAGTTAGGAATTTCTTGTCCTGTCCCTTTGTCGGTGACGGTATAGGTAGTTCTCTCAAACACATCTTTAGAATGGTTAGAAATCACAATGATTTTATCCATAAATGCATTACACTTCTCAATCCACTGGGGTGCTACCTTTGTGGTTTCAATACCAGCGGTATAGCCTATGTTTATAGGGGCAATCTTCTCAAACTCATTAGGTACTGTAATTTGCAGAGACATATCAAATGTACCTTGGTGCTGAAGATATTGACCTGTTTTCATAATGCAGAAGTTGATGAACTCAAAGTCTTCTGCTGTGTCGGTAATCTGACCAGTACGCCCCCATGGGATGTTAAGGATGTAAATATCGTATAGATCTTCCCGAGTGCGTAGAGCCTGGAGGGCGAATCGGGCTTGTTCTCCATATCCAGAGCGAGACAAGAGAGGTCCCTTAACTAAAATTCTTTTTCTCATTTAAAAAGTCCTAATCTTATAGGGTGTATATCCCTGTCGTGTGTCCCATGATCCTTGAGTATCAACAACATGAGTGAATAGATCATCCCAGCGTTGAATAAACTTTTCGAACCCAAACTCATCCTGGGCCCATACTCGTGCCTGGGCTCCAAGTGTTTCTCGCTCCTCTGCTGACATCTCGTATATCTTGATCAGAGCATCAAGAAAATCTTCCTTACTAACTCTATCTTCAAAGATGTATGGGACCTGCTGGGAGCCAATGATTGCCTTCGAAGCGGGCGTAAGTCCGACACCAAAAGTAGTTTCTCCATCGGAGATCTGGTCTTGAAGTCCGCCAGTGAGAGTAACGATAATAGGGGTACCGCATGATAAGGACTCCAAAGTAGCAAGTCCAAACCCCTCCGCGTCTGCAATATTGAGGGTGACGTCGGCGACGTTGTACATCATGGCTAAATCAGTTGCTTGAACCTTTTCGCGAGAGAAAAGAACTTCACCATTAGTGAGCCCTAACTCCTGGATTATGACTTCTAGATCCTGACCATGTTGATCTTTAATATCTGTATGCATGATGAAAGTGGCTTTGTCGTGCCCCACTTTATCTAGGAAATCTTTAAACCACCACAGCACGGTGCCAGACTGTTTGCGGCGTGCGTTCCTATTATTCCAGAAACAGACGAATTTTCCGTCCAATCCCTTAGCTTTCTTGAAGTTTTCAATGATATCTTTATCCAAGGTTTTAAAAACGTCCCCATCTACTGCATGGGGAATATAGCTGGATTCCACTTCCGGAGTAACAGTCTGGACAATATCATATGTGAGTTTCGAGATACAAGCAATATGATCATTAGAGAGATAGTACGGTCGATTAAATTTTGGATAAGGGTAGTTGTCCCAGACATGATAATATACCATGGGGACATTGACACGTACCTCGTTGTCGATAGCCCAGAGCCATTCATAAAATCTAGGATCTGTCATAAACCAAAGAATATCTGGTTTCTGTTGTTTGATCATGGCTCGAACTTGTTCCTGATTTCCGTAGCCATCGACGGGCCAGATCAACCAGTCCTCACCCCATTCTTCGGTAGTTTGTGGGTTATGATTAGGGTGCTTAATAGCCCCCCCAAAAGAAACAAACTGGTACTTACCAGTCTTAAGCATTCCTTCAATAATATATTTGGTTTGTGTGCCAACCCCCGAAGGAGATAATGGATGGTCACTGATCGTAAAGATCTTAATCTTATCTGACATATTGGTTCCTAGCGACAGTGTTCGGTCTTATAAAGCTTGCAGCGGTAGGGTTTTAAACAATTCAACTTGTTTTTAATAGTAACCCCTTTTATTATATTATAGATTGCTTGATATAGAAGTTTAAGAGCGTTTTCAGTTTTCTTTTCACCGCTCGTTACTCTGAATATTTCCACTCTGTCTTTTTTAGCTGTTCTTTTTAACAGCGCAAAATGAGTCTCAACTTTAGATGGATCAATGTTGTGCTTCTGACAGAAGAAATGTTTGTAAAGAGTAAGCTGGTATGTCACTAGTTTCTCAGCCTTTTTACGAGCATCCCACCCCCAGGAACATGTCTTCCAATCAAAGAGGTGATAGGTATCTCCCACCTTCACTACCGCATCAACGAAACCCTTAAAGTATACGTTGAAGTTTTCAATAGGAACGTAAAGCATCTCTTCAGAGGAGAAAACCTCATAATCACCGAAATAATCCTCTAGAGCATCTTCTACTTCTGCCAGAATAGCTGGTCCGGCGACTTTCATGTCTTGGACCCGTCCGGCATCAAATTCAATGTTCTTTTCTAGGAGATCTTGGAGTCTTTTGGCAAACCCAAGCTGAAAGACTTCTGCTTCATTGATGTCTTCCTTTAAGAGTTTCTTTTCACATACATCATGAATGGCTGATCCAAAGGCAGTATATTCATTTCCCTCAAAGGGTGCAACCTTCTCAACCCAGGCTTTTTTGTGGTAATGGGTGCAATGCGCCCAGTCTTTCATTTCGGAATAAGAGATATGTTCGCGTTTAGACACTTATCACCGTCTCAATCTTATCAAAGAGGACGGGGCTCACCTTTTTTAAATCCCAAGGTTCTTCAAGATAATATTTCTCAAATCCATTCGCGAAATACTCCTGAATGGAGGTTGCAGCATAGGGTGATGCAAATAAGCCCATCGTTAGGGTCAAAAGGGTTGGATACCCAACGGCATCTGAAAGATATTTATCCCACAGGGGGCTATACTCGGTATACGTGGCAAAAACTGGGCTTGGGTTAAATCCATGTGCCTGCAGGATATGGAAGAGCTTCTTTCTTTTTCCCTTAAACTCATCAACGAGGTCTGGTGTATAAATCTCCGTCCCGAAGGCGCTCTCTAGGGAATGCGCTACTTCGTGGATGAAGTTCTCCAGCATATCATCAATTGTCGGCTCCATATTAGTCATATAAATTGCACCGTCATGATATGTGGCATTGCGACCATTTAGTTCCCTCATCTCCCCAATATAGACTACATCCACATTGACTAAGATATCGGACGCGATGGTCTCTTCCGCAGCTGCGCAGAACTCAGGCACACTCACATGTGGAGGTGGTTCTCCCATGACGAAGACAGGGATATTATAGAGGTAATATTCCATTATCCCAGGAACTCTTCTCGTCCGGTTGTCATATTCTCAGCATCTGTCAGCGCTTGCTCATATCCACGGAGGAAGTTCTCTTCGGCGATCGCCATTAGGAACTCGGGAAACTCGGCTGCAAATACCTGCACAGCCATATCGACTGTGACAGTTTCCTCAGCAAGGAGTCTTTCACCAATGTAGGTAACTACTAGTTCTTTCAGACCTGTCTCGGTTCCAACAGGATTTTGTAAATCGGGGTTTTCGTTTTCCATCTTAATCTCACAAGTTTTGTGCGGCGAAGGTGGCGACTCTAGACCTCTCTCCCTTATGTAGGGTAATGTGTGAAGCTAGCTCAAAATCCTTGAACTTTTCAACAGCATGAGTTAATCCGTTAGTAGTAGCGTCAATGTAAACATTGTCAATCTGTTCTACGTCACCAGTCAGTACAATCTTTGTTCCTTCACCTACTCTCGTTATTATAGTCTTTAATTCGTGAGTTGTCAAGTTTTGCGCTTCATCAATGATAATAAAAGCGTTTGCTATCGACCGCCCACGAATGTAAGTGAGAGCTTCTATCTCTATTGTACCCTTTTGCATGTAAATGTCAAGGGTTACTTTGTCATTTCCCATTAAAGTTTGCAGATTGTCCTGAATTGGCATGAGCCAGGGTGACATTTTCTCTTCCATGGTTCCAGGGAGAAACCCAATGTCTTTTCCAAGGGGCTGTACGGGTCGTGAGACGATTATGCGGGAATACTTCTGTTGCACCTCGTCTATGGTCTGTTCAAGCCCTGCAGCGATCGCACAGATCGTCTTACCGCTTCCTGCTTTGCCGATGGCCGTGATGACCTCAATAGATGGATCCATGAGAGCATCTATTAGAAAATGTTGTTCTTTGTTTCGTGGTTTGATTCCCCACACGGTTTTCTTGTTATGCATCAACTGCTTTAAAGGCATAGATGCTCCCATGAAGCGCGCTAGTGCAGTTTTCTTTTCATTAGCACTAGAGACTAGCATCACATATTGATTGGCATGGAGCTTATGTTCTTCGAGGTATACTTCTTCTTTAGCATAAAATTGATCGATCAGCTGATCATCCACTAAAATAGTGGCACAACCCGTATAAATGCTTTCGCTGTTATCAACAATCTGATTATTCTGAAAATCTTCAGAGGTTAGACCCACAGCGTCTGCAATGACACGCATATTAATATCTCGCGAGACAAGAATAACCTTACGAGGTGAATCTCGATGCTCTCGCAAAGCTGTCGCGATGATCAGGTGATCGGGGACACTAAGGTTAAGGTCCTCTGGGAGGTCCTGACGCTTGATTCCTTGCCCGCTGACTGCGCGGACGATGCCCAGACCCTTACGGATGCGCACACCGGTCTCCAGGGAGCCCTGAGAGCGCAGGTCGTCCCAGATACGAATAATCTTTCGTGCCTGCGCTCCGACGGCATCCTGACGCTTCTTGTGGTTGTCTATTTCCTCAAAGACCTTGAGGGGAACGTGAATGTCGTGATTTTTAAATGCATATATTGCATCTGCATTGGTAAGATAGACACTGGTGTCTAGGACGTATGTTTTCTTGCGGCTCATATAAACCTTTCAGTTCTATTGTAACTAGAGCTGAGTTTAGTAATGTTACTTTTTGTTAGCTGTCGCAAGTACTGGACACCACCTCTACTGAGTCAGGTTGCAGGTCATCTCCATCCAAAGTAGATTGAGAGACCATGCCTGTCGACTCTACGAGCGTGGAGGACGATTGTATCTTCCCTCCTCCCACGGCCCAGAGGAGTTTGATGCCTAGGCGATCACAGACATCCATTTCTGGGGTGTTGTCAGTTTTTCGGTCTCCGCCATTGGCAAAATAGTCTGGACTCATACGTTCCAGAGCCTCACAGACAGTGTTGTCTGTATCATCTACGTAGGTAGTGGTCGCGACGCACCCAAACCCTTCAATAATCTCGCAGCGCTCCTCAAAAGGCATAAAAATATACCCCTTCTTTCTCATGAGCCATTCATCCGAATTAACAATCACTATGACTTTACCGAACTTAGCTGCTTCTTGCATCATTCGCAAGTGTCCTACATGGACCGGATCAAAGCCACCCGAGACGCAGACTGTGGTGTAAGGGGTGGGGGTTGCTTTTTCTTCACTCATTTCGAACCTCTTTCCTAAGGTAATGTTGGCTGCGGCGGTTGGATTCGAACCAACGACCCTCCGATTAACAGTCGGACGCATCTACCAGCTGAGCTACGCCGCACCATTACTAATTATACAGCATTCTTCTTATTTTTACATCAAATATGGCAGAGGGAGCGGGATTTGAACCCGCGGTGGCTACAAACCACACAGCCTTTCCAAGACTGCACCATAAACCGCTCGGACATCCCTCTTAATATTTGGAGCGGGTGGTGAGGTTCGAACTCACGACAGCATCGTTGGCAACGATGTATTCTACCACTGAATTACACCCGCTAATACTCTTTCTTTACTGCGTACTTGTTTTCTACTAATAAATCGTTTATATTCTTTCCGTCTAAGTGAATTATACCAATATATCGTCCATATTTACCCTTTTTATCTTTAATTGTCTCAATTATAACGTTTTTGTCTAAAATAAGGCTACGGAGATAGTCTCTACTCTTTAGTCCTTCGGGTCGTTCTTTGCCCCGGACTTCGGGCGCGTTGATGCCATAGAGGCGCAGCTTGATCTTCATTTTTATACTAAACCCACAGTCAACGATCGCTGTCACTGTGTCGGCGTCGTATACTTTTATAATTTTAGCGTGATAGTGGTAGGGGGTCATATCCATAACGCCATACACTGGAGTGAGCCGCCGGATTTGAGGAACTCAGATGTATCCAACAGATGAACATCAAACCCACGTTCTGTTAGCAAGAACTTTAGTCCTTCATTACCTGCCGGCATAAGCACATGGTCCCCAAACACAATCGAGTTGCAAGCAAATCTGTTGGCTTCTTCTTCCGAAACTGCGAGAAGTTCTATATCTTTTACTTTGTTGATAGTGTGCTTGCTGAATGCACCAGGATAATAGATAGCAAAATCTTCTCTCAGTAGCGAAAAGCAGGTATCCAAGTGATAGAAGTTAGGGTTTTTAAGTTTCAGAGGAAGAAGATCCAACTCAAGGATCTCAGCAGCCCGGCGGATAGCCTTAAGATCCGATCGGAACCCATAACCTGCAATCATCTGATTATTCGTTACGATAGTGTCTCCGCAGCCTTCAAAGTTCATCTCCTCAGGCAAGACAAAAGTTTCATATCCCTTTTCATCAAACCACTGCTTGAAGACTTGGCGCTCCATTTTGCGCTCAACATGTTTGAAGTTACTTAATACTACCTTGTTATTATGAACAGTTCCTGCATTGGCTGTGAATACCATGTCCGGCAGGAGTGGCCACTGTCCTATGAGTTTGGTTTTGGCGCCCAAGAACTCTAGAGTATTCTTCATATTGAACCACTGCTTCATAACGAGTTCGCTATTTACAGGCTCACCCTTCATCCAGGGATTAATAGAATAGGTGACATCAAAGTGGAGAGGGGGACAAAGTAAGACAGTATTGTTCATACTTTATATAGTAGGCGAGAAGAGTAAATGGTCGGAGCAGCAGGATTCGAACCTGCGACCCTCTGGTCCCAAACCAGATGCGCTACCAGGCTGCGCTATGCTCCGATATGGTGGGCAATGAGAGACTCGAACTCCCGACCCTCTCGGTGTAAACGAGACGCTCTAACCAACTGAGCTAATTGCCCGAAAAGAAAAAGTGGTGGAGGTGATAGGGATCGAACCTACGACATCCAGCTTGCAAAGCTGGCGCTCTCCCAACTGAGCTACACCCCCTTATTACTATCTATCTCTAGTATATCAAAAATACCTTTTTCTATTCAGCATTGGCGATAACTTTCTTGAGGCGCCTCATCCCTTCTTCTATTGTTTTGACATCCGGTCCGTAGGAAAATCTTACATGCTGTCCAAATCGGGATTGTCTTTTCTTTCTTCTTTTCCCAGGATTTACATCAAAGAACTCGCCCGGGACCACAACAACTTTTTCTTTCAGGGCTGCTCGGAAAAAACTCATTCCAGTATTAATACTCTCTGGTAACTCCGAAACATTCCCCCAGGCATAAAAGGCGCCGTCGGGCTCTCGTTCGAAGGTCACTCCCATTTCTTCCAAGCCGTCAATCATTATTCTTCGTTTTACTCTGAACGTTTCTTTTAGTGCGATTGCTTCGGTCTTCATCATCTCAGGATCCATAAGCGGTATGATGGCGCGCTGCGATGCTCTGTGAGCGCCACCGTCGAGGAAGCTTGCTGCACTGGTTATAGATTCAATCACTGATTCCGGTCCAACAATCCAGGAGATCCTCCAACCGGGGTATCGCCAGTTCTTTGTGGCGCCGTCGATGAGGACCACCGGATCTCTATTGACGTCCTCAATATACTTTGCTGCGCTTAGTGTGGCATTGGCCGGGATTCCGGAGTACACATAAGAACTGTAGAACTCATCCATTATCATGTAGCACTCATTCTCGCGACCGACACTAACCCACTCTTGCAATTGACGTCCCTTGATGGTCTTCCCGGTGGGGTTACAGGGATTTGATACCAATACAGCACTGAGTCCTCTGCCAACTACTTCTCTTGTGAGGTCTTGAGTTGTGAAGGAATAGCCTTTATCTGGATCCAGGAGAATGGGAATGGGAGTGAAGCGATTGAATGTCGTCAGGAGTTCTTCGTATGCAGTATAGTCTGGCACAAAGTGTCCGAGGTTGATATCCCCCAGGGATGCTACAATTCTAGCTAGCGCTAGCCTTCCACCAGAGACAACTGATACGTTCTTTGCTGTGTATTTGGAAGTCTTGTCTTTTCTAAAGGTTTCGTTGTAATAGTTGGCTATAGCGGAACGTAGCTCGGGAAGACCGGAGACTGGCGCATATTCATTGTCAGCATTTGTAACTGGTATGTTCTCTATACGAGGGACGCCGCCTTCTAATAGGTCTGTCTGTGGTTGTCCTTGTCCTAGATTACACCACTCGGGGTTACCCCTATAAAAACCTAACTGGACCGCCTCTTGTATCACATATACGACACCCGTTCTGGGTACTTTTCGGAATATATCGTCTGTCATTCTCAGCTCCTCTGCATTGTATATAGGAAGCTAAGTTCTAAATGTAGTTTTTTGGTGCCGGCACCATGAGTCGAACACGGGACCTGATGATTACAAATCAACTGCTCTACCAGCTGAGCTATACCGGCGTTGAAGTTATTATACTAGGTCGGACACCAGAGTTTAATACGATTTGACAAATATGTTCTAATCTCTCGACATGCTCAAATGCATCCCATGGGTTATGACCGACAGAACATACTCCATGATTACCTTGTCCAACTACGTCGTACTGTAGAGTACCGTCATTTAGCCCCAGAGCCCTAGAGGTTTCATCCGCGAGGGCCCGGGAGATAGCAGGAAGTACTGGAACGTTGGGACCTACTTTAGTGTATCTATAAATCTCTGGAAATTGGAGTGCCATACTTTTAAGATCCCATCCTGCGTACATCGCTGCTACGATGTTAGTGGAGTGTACATGGAGGACGCATCTAGTTTTCTTGGCATCCTTGAGGATTTGCCAGTGCATTTCCAACTCTCCAGAAGGACATTCGCCATCATTTACTACCACTTCGTCATTATGTATCCGAAGAGATTCAACAAACTCTGGATGTATAAGGTTCTTTCTCACGCCTGAAGGGGTGATATAGATTTTACTTTCTCCGGTTCTCCGGACCGAACAGTTGCCATCGCGCGTGGTAATCCATCCGCGCTTGTAGCATTCTCTCATCACATCGCCGATAGCTGTTATCATTTTAGTTTAGGATCCAGAAGGTCTGCATAGGGGTCTTTATCGGCTTCTATATCAGCATGTGTTAAGATATGCGTAGGATAGGTAACTACCACATATAGGTCATGAAACATCATAGGGGCAAGCTTGCGAATATAGGATGAGTCTTCTTTACAAAGACAATCAATATAAAGTGTCATTCCAAGAGTTCCGGGCTGAATATCGTACATGGCGTCTGCGCCCCATTCAAGGGCGGCTTCTAAGATAATGTTATCTCTTTCGATAGGAGTCACTAGTTTTTCTTTCGTCTGGTTTTTTTATGGAGTTTCTCAAACAAGAGTTTTTTCCATAAGGTACCTTCTATTTCTTCTTTAGGCATACCCAACGAATATAGTCCAGCCAACAAGAGCCTAATCTCTCGATTTGAGAGGTAGACGGTTTTTAAGAAGGATGGAAGCTTCTTTTCTTTTTCATCGGACATGCTTATCAACCCCTTTCTGTTCCTAATAAATAGTGGCGCGTCGGTCTATTCCCCTTCTTTCCAGAGGAACATCGCCGTTAATGGCCAATAAACTATGTTACCGGTTTCTAAGACTTGTATTTTACATATTGTTATTGATTTATCTAACACTAATCCTACAAAACGATGTGGACGGGAGGAGTGCTCCGACCGTCCCGGATCTAAGCAGATTACGATATCCCCTATCGTTGGGATGCCCTTAGTCCGAGCGTGTCCCATCCACCCATTTCCCATTTTTGATTCATCAAGTGCTCTATCCGATTAAAATGCAAGAAACCAAGCGCATGTCCCAATTCGTGCTCCAAAACAGTATCTCGCACATCGGGTCGCATTTTAATGGTAGCCCAGTTAATCTTTCCTGTGAGGTTATCGACAAAAAAGTGTGTCTGCGCTAATGCGGTTGGTTCCAGATTTGTCTCTTTATCCACTAGATGAATCACGATGTAGCCCCATGGTTTCTCAGTCGCGCATGCGCCGGTTGGATCACTCTTATATTTTACATTTTCAAATCTATATCCTAGATTTTGCCAGAATTTGATAGCACTTTTAATCTGTATTTGACTTATGGGTGCGTGCTTGCATACAATAACGGTTGGTGGTCGCGACCACGATGCTACCTGAGGGGGGATATTACTTACGGCAGGAATTCGTGGATAGTTTGCTAGAGGCTGTGACGCGTCCACTGGCTCAACCAAACTTACAACTGAATAACTGATCAAAACAACATATAAAACGACAGAAACTAAAAAGCGGGCTATATCAGACATACTGTATCTAGTTTGATTCAACTATTTTGTAATAAACCCTTCCTTCAACTCGCTGAGAAGTTTCTGGATTAGGAATAAATAATGTTAAAACCTTAACTGGATCATTTTTGGGGCGCCAAATAAGCTGCAGAATCCCCTCATCTTGATCCCACAACCAATCAAATTCGTTTCCCAGCTTCGTCTCATAAGAATCTATGCAAGCGTATGTATTGGTTGTCAAAGACACAACTGTTGTGTCATGTAGGGGATATCCACTATTTAAGGTGACGTCTCTTCCGCAAATAGAAAAGAAATATTCTCCCACGAGGTCTTCCTGAATAGCCATGCTAACGTATCCAGAGATTAACTGGGTCTCTAGAGTTTCTGTACAGGAGAACACCGATGGCGACGAATCACTAGACCACCAGCAACCCATCAACGCGTACAGATCCCCGTACTCTTCTTCTCTAACGTCTTCGGAGGTGAGGGGAATAACACAAGATGTTAAAGTTATTAATAATATTAGAGTAAATAACTTATGCATCCTATTATAACTATAGATGCAATCAATATTTTTAAAAGCACTACAAAGATTATTTTTGACGTCTCTCTAAGATTTATTAACATTTAATACAATAATATAGAATATATTTGTAAGTGTCAAGTAAAAAGTATATTTTTATTCTACAACCTCTGCGTCTATAATATCTTCATCATCTGATTCGGCAGTCTGTTGCTCATACATTCCTGCGGCTGCAGCATGTAGAGCGGATTCCAACTTTTCAATAGCTGCATTAAGAACTTCTAAATCATCAGATCCCTCAACACTCTTAGCTTCAGCAATCTCGTTCTCCAGATTAACGCCGTCGTTTTCTTTGGCAAACTTTTCAGTTTGATAAATCATTGTCCCAAGCTTGTTCGCTGCCTCCACTAAGAGTCGCTTTTTGGTATCCTCTTCTGCGAAACGTTCTGCTTCGTTGATAGCTTCGTTGATCTCGCTATCAGATAGCGATGATCCTCCCGTAATAGTAATCGACTGCTCTTTTCCAGTAGCTTTATCTTTAGCTTTTACACTGACGATACCATTAGCATCAATATCAAAAGTTACCTCAATCTGAGGGACTCCTTTAGCAGCCGGAGGGATATTTCCTAGGTTAAACTGCCCTAGAGACTTGTTATCTTTGGCAAACTGGCGCTCTCCCTGGAGCACATTGATAGTCACTACTGTTTGATTATTCGCTGCTGTCGAATATACCTCACTCTTGGCACAGGGAATTGTTGTGTTACGTTCAATCAGCGTATTCATAACGCCTCCGAGAGTTTCAATTCCCAGTGAAAGAGGGGTGACATCCAACAAAAGCATATCGGTGACTTGTCCCGAGAAGACTCCGCCCTGTACGGCAGCGCCGAGAGCCACTACCTCATCCGGATTCACTGAGTTATTTGAACTCTTCTGAAAGAACTTCTCTACCGCTTCCTGCACTGCAGGGATTCGCGTCGAGCCGCCTACGAGTAACACTTCGTCGACTTCTCCTACTTTAAGATTAGCATCTTTTAGGGCATTTTTAACTGGCTCAAGGGTCTGCTGAACAAACTCTTCAATCATTTGATCAAATTTAGATCTAGTCAAAGTTATATTTAGGTGCTTAGGTCCAGATGCATCAGCTGTCAAAAAGGGCAAGTTAACGTCTGTTTGTTGGGTGCTGGAGAGTTCAATCTTTGCTTTTTCTGCTGCTTCTCTAAGTCGCTGCAGAACTGTTTTGTCCCCTAGTACATCAATGCCGGTCTCCTGCTGAAACTCACTAGATAAATAATTAATAAGGATCTCATCTACGTTGTCGCCACCCAGATGAGTGTTACCATTAGTGCTGAGAACTTCAACTACTCCATCCGCTATATCTAATACAGATATATCAAAAGTACCTCCACCGAGATCAAACACGGCGACCTTCATATCTCCGTTTTTCTTATTGAGTCCATATGCCATTGCAGCTGCTGTGGGTTCGTTAATAATCCGTTTAATATTGAGCCCAGCAATCTTGCCGGCATCTTTGGTTGCTTGCCTCTGAGCATCATCAAAATAGGCCGGCACTGTTACTACTGCATCGGTTACTGGTTCTCCTAGGTATTGTTCAGCATCACGTTTCAGTTTCGCCAATACAAGGGCACTAACCTCAGGAATTGAAAAACTTTTATCTTGTATCTTAATACTGCAAGAACCCTTTGAATCCACTAGGTTATAAGGTATACTGTCAAGATTCGCTTTTACATCTTCGAAGTTGGACCCAATAAACCTTTTTGCAGAATAGATTGTATTCTCTGGATTCATAACAGCCTGTCTTCGAGCTGCAGCGCCAACTAAACGCTCATTGGTCTTTGTAAAGGCAACCACTGATGGGGTTGTCCTGTTACCTTCCTCGTTGGGGATAATCTTAGGGTCTGTGCCTTCCATAATAGCTACAGCACTATTAGTAGTTCCTAAATCAATTCCAATAACTTTACTCATGGTTATATTCTTCTCCAGTAGAATTTATATTATAATAATAACATAATATATGTCAAGTAAAAAGTATATTTTTTTGGTGGAGGTGCACGGAGTCGAACCGTGGTCCTGAGAATACCCTTGCAGGTCTTAATCCCAGTCGAAACCCAAACCACCCCCATTTAGATGTTGACATAAGTAAATATATCAGTTATTATA